TGGGGCTCTGCTCGCCGGATTGAGTCTGGTCGGAGGCGCGCTGGGGTTTGCGTTCTGGCAGATTCTGTGGCTGGATTCCTTGTATCAAGCGACCCACGCGACGGTGCGGCAAGCGGCACAGGCGACTGAGGCGACACGGCAGGTGGTGAGCGCCGCAAACGTCCTCGCGGAGTTGCTCACCGCCACTCAAGCGAGTGTGCAGCGAAGGGAGCAAGCCTTGCAACGCTGGATGGAGCGCGTGTTGCTCGCCGGAGACGACAGCGCCTCGGCACGTTATGAGTTGTTGCAGCGAGTGGATGCGTTGGAGGCGCGGCCGACGAAATGAAGCGCTTGCTAAGTATTGTCCTGCTCTGCGCAGGATGCCATGCGTTGTGCTTCTACCCACCACCAGGCCACCACCACCACCACCAGTCCGCCTACGACTACGACTACGACCACGACCACAACCACGACCCGTCGAAGCGGGAATGGGTCGTCCACATTGAAACGTTCTCACTGAAAAGGTACGCACAGGCTCACTGGACATTCGAGAAGCCCTGCGAAGTGCTTATGTTAACGATTATAAGCGAAACGTCTAAGAAAGAACCAGTGAAAGGGATGATCTACGGGAAGTGTCCTGCGGAAGAAGTCGCGCGATGGAATGCGGAGCAGGCGTTGAAATGAGGAGGAAAAAAGTTGGTCGTCCCACGCAGAAGAGTCTGGAGAAGGCCACGCCGACCAAAGCCCTCGGTCGCCCCAGCTCCTATAATCCGACGTATTGCGACGATCTGATTTCATTTTTCATACGACCGTACTACACTGTCGGAGCGTTTGGGAAATTAATCCCCACTGAGCCGCCATTTATGAGCGCGTGGGCGCGTAAAATAGGCGTGTCAGAGAATTGTATCTGGCAGTGGCAACAGAAGTTCCCAGATTTTGATGAAGCTATAAAAAAAGCGAAGAAGATCCAAGAGGAGCATTATGTGTCCTGCGGATTCGCCGGCGCGTCCAATCCCGCGGTCACCATCTTTCTGCTGAAGAATCATCACGGCTATACCGATCGGCAGGAATTGACCCCGGAGCAGTTGTCCGCCTTCATCCAGCAAGTCTTGCTCGCCATCAAGCTGCTCTATCCATCCCTTGAGCAGCGCAAGAAGTTTTTTGTCGATCTAAAAAATAATGTCAGCCCCAGCCAACCCGATCAAATCGCTCCTCTCCCTGCCGCAACTGAAATGTAACCCGAAATACGTCCTGGCGGTGGCGGACGCGGGGTTACAGGAAGTCGCGCGCGAGGAGGCCCGCCAAGGGCAGTCCTCCCGCGCCCTTGATCCCCTCGCCCTCATCATCTCCGGTCAGTTGCAGATCAAAACGAAATCCGGTGAGCGTGTCCCGCTCGTCCTGAATGCGTGTCAGCGCGTGGTGTGGGACATCATTCAGGCCAAGCGTGCCGCGCAGCAGCCGATCCGTTTGTGGATTCTCAAATTTCGTCAGGGGGGCATTTCGACGCTGTGCGAGGCGTTGTTGTATGCGCTCACGAGTCAACAGCCGAACCGTAGCGCGTTGGTGATGGCCGATGAGAAAGATAAAGCCAACTATATTCACGGGATCGCGAAATTCTTCCATGAGCAGATGCGGATTTCCCATGTGGAGCAGACACCGGAATTGGACTACTCGAATGAGCGAAAACTGTCGTTTGCCGCGCTCTCGTCGTCGATGTACATCACGACGGCGGAGAACGTCGATGCGGCCCGCGCGAGGACGGTGCAGTACTGCCATCTCAGTGAGGCCGCGTTTTACCGTGATCTCGATGCGGTGTTGCAAGCCCTGGCACAATCCGTGCCGGATCACCCCGACACGGCGATCATCTGTGAGACGACGGCCAATGGCGCGGGCACCCCGGCCCATCGGGAATGGTTGGCGGCGAAGTCTGGCAAGAGTGCGTGGCAGGCGATTTTTTTGCCCTGGTTTATTCATGAGGAGCATGTCCGACCAGCCCCAGAGTATCCGATTGAGGAGATTATCTATGATCGTCACGGGGGGTCGGTGGGATTCCTGAAGGAGGAGGAGCGCCTACAGCAGCAGTATGGTCTCAGCGCCGAGCAATTGAACTGGCGGCGGTGGGCGATTGTGAATAAATGTCAACGCCAAGTCAAGGTGTTCCGTGTGGAGATGCCGAGCGATGATGAAGAAGCCTGGGCCGTCTCCGGCAACCCCTACTACGATGCCTCGGTGTTTGATCGCCAGATGCTCTCGAAGGTGCTCAAACGCGGCTATCTGGTGCAGGGCGTGAATGGGCCGGAGATTCGTGAAACGCCAGACGGCCCGATCCGCTTTTTTGAATGGGAGCTGCCGAACGAGACGTATCTCCTGCCCTGTGACCCAAATGACGGGGGGGAGGATGAGTGCGCGGGCATTGTGCGCTCGGTGCGCGGCAATCGCACCGTGGCCGAACTCGCCTCGCTCCGCATGGAGGTGGATGAATTGGCCCAGCAGATGTGGCTCCTCTCAGAATTTTATGGCGGCGTGCGACGCTCCCAGATTATCCCTGAACGCAACGGGGTCGGCGCGGCACTGGTGCTGGCACTGCGTCGGCTGACGGGCAACCTCTGGCGGGAGCGGATTACCTCGCAGGGGACAGAAACCACCGACCGTGAGGGATGGTACACCGATAGCGTCAGCCGTCCACTGATGTTCGAGTCGCTTGGAAAAGACCTACGAGATGGGGCCGTGAGCCTAGCAGGGGAGCGCAGTCTGACCGAGGTGCGCCAACTGGTTGATCTGGATGGGCGCCCTGAAGCCCCCCCAGGCGGACAGGATGGGCTGGCGATCTGCCACGCCATCGCCTCACACGTGAGGAACCTCAGACCGCCCACGCAAGCCAATGAGAACTGGCGAGGACGTGCTACCGCGTCACGACCGCCTCCAAAGACGAATATGGGAATTTCTTACGATTAATGCGAAATAATTTTCCGTGGCCGATTCGTCTTTGGAGAGGAATCGAATATCATGAGCAAAATGACTGTCGCAAGAAGGCTGGATACGTTGACGAATGAACCCCACGATGGCATGATCTGTGCCCATTGCGGTCGGGGCTTTGTCGCGCCAGACAATTATCCGCGTCGTTATTGTCCTCCTCCAGCGCGGTGTCGGAACAAGGCGAGGCTCTGCAAGATCAATGCCTACCTCAAAAAGAAATATCGCAACGATGCTGAGTACCGCGCGCGCAAGCAAGCCTACGAGAAGTTGCTCTCCTAAAACCGCTGCTTGGAATTCCAACCCCTAGATTTCTCTCCGTCATGGCGTGTAGCATATTATCCAATGGACACTCCTCTCCTGCCGAGTGCGCCGGCTCTTCCTCCGCCTCCTGCTCCCCAGATGCTGTTGCAAATCGTGAAGAGCGGCGACCAAGTCTCCGTGCATAAGCCAGATGAGATGCCGTGGTTTGGCGTCATCGATCTGCTCATTGGCCTGCTGCCAGAGTTGTGGCGACAAGCGAAAGCGGACGCCTCCAACGGATCAAGGTTGGTCGCCCCCCCGTCCGGCTTTGTGGCGCAACTCAAGAACCGACTCCATCGCAATAACGGAAAGGTGTAGCCATGCCGAACTATGATGAGTGGGATCCCATATGGAAATGAATGATCTTGGGAAGAAATACCCGACAACTTCGCCTGCGTCGGAGCCTCCGTCATCCCCGGGCATCTCCTATCCCTGTCTCTATGGCCTCGATTCAGAACGTCTGCCAGGACTCGATCAATATAACCCTGGTGATGAGATCATGCTGCATGTCAAAGGTGTGGTGAAATCAAAATCCCTCCACAAGATCGATGAGAAGAAAACTGAAGATATTACGATTGAATTGACCGAAGGCGCGATCATGCATGACTCCGATCGGAAGATGTCGAATGAGACGGGCATGACCACAGAGCAAGTGAAGGCGCGTAAGGCGAAGTATTCCTAATGCCATGGTCGATCAGCAAGGTCAAGGGCGGCTATCAGGTGCGCTCTCCGCATGGCACGACAGCCAAGCACAGCACAAAGGCCCACGCGCAAGCGCAAGTCCGTCTCCTCTCGGGCATTGAGCATGGCTGGCGCCCGACCAAGAAACGATACTAATGCCTGATCCGACGGACTCCCTCACCGACCCCGCCGTCCTGCCGTCGCCATTAACACTGACGATCAAGCCCGCTTCGGCCACGATGGAGGTTGATGCGGACAAGCCACTTTCGTTTGCGGGCTACCTCGTCGTGCCGATGGACGAGGAGAAAAAGCGTGAATTGGCCCGCACCCTCCTGACGGAAATTGATGATATTCTGAGCGACCGAGCGGAATTGGAACGCTGTGTTAAAACCTACCGCCGTCAATATCGGCAACTGATCTCCGATACGGGCCAGCCCTGGGCGGGGGCCTACCATCTCAATACCCCGGTGACCACCAAACAGATGGATACCGCGATGGCGGAAACGGCCGAGGTGTTTGAGGCCACGGATCCCTCCTGGACGGTGCAAGGCATTCCCAATCCGGCGCTCAAGGACGCCATCGGCATCCAACAGCGCACACTCGATGTCTACGAGGATTTCGTCGAGGGAGGGTTTGTGTCCCAGAAAGTGTTTTTTGATGCCTGGTTGCTTGGCACCGGATGGGAAGCGCGGGTCTTTAAGCACCAGTTGGAACATCATATTGAGCAGCGCACCTGGTCTTCCATCGAAGAATTTTCATCTGACTTTCCAGACCACTGGCAGAAGCACACCGAGATCGTGAAGCAACTCAGTGAAGGCACGCCCGTCACGCGCGTCATTGAGTTTACCGAGGATGTGATCCAAGCGCCTATTTCTGAACATGTGGAATGGGAAGATGCGATTGTACCCCTGCATCTCAACGGCTTAATGGGATTACGGACAGCGACCTGTCTAGCGCGGCGCGTCTGGATGCGGTGGAGTGAGATTCAGCAATTGGAGCAGCAGGGGGATTATCTCTCTGGCGTATCCGAGGAATTGAAATACATGGCCGGGGTTGTCGATGAGTCCGGCTATAAGACTCGGGGCGACTACAACCCCGACTATCAACGCACTTCCATCGAAACGTTTGAAGTCACCACATTTCTGATGGTGGGAAAGAAGTTGGTGCGTTGCCTGGTCAATATCGCGCGTGATCGCCTGTTGGTGATGCGGATTATCCGGTATCCCTACGAGCATCACCGTCCGTTCCTCATCCCCTATTGGATCGAAGAATCGCGCGCGGGCATCTATCAGCCTGGGTTAGGGGAGAAGCTGCAGCCGATTAACCTGGCCTTGAATGGATTGCTCGCCCACATTCTGAACGCCGGTGTGTTGGCAACCTCGATGGGCTTCAAAATTCGCAGTAATACGGATGCCATCCGCGCGATGTTCGAGAAAGAGTGGTACCCAGGCGCCTATACCGAACTCTCGAACATGGATGACGTGCAGCAGTGGCAATTCCAGATGCCGAATCTTGATCCGATGGTCAAAATGTTCACCATTTTATTGAGCTTTGCAGAGGACGTGACAGGGATCACGGGAGGCCTGGGGGGCAATGTGGATGCCGAAGACCCGAACGCCCCTGGAAACAAAACCGCCCTGCTCCTCCGGCGGGCCTCCAAGAAGTTGCGGAAGGCGATTACCACCCTCCGGCAGTCCGTGGATGAATCCGGCTATCAAGCGCTCCGGCTGATTGCGCAGTTTGTGCCCGCCAAGACAGTCGCGCAAGCGCTTGGGATCAACGAAGAGGAGGCGAGATCGGCCCTTCGACTGAAGATGCCGACGGTGGCGCATTCCGCTGCGTTTGATCTCGACCGCTTCCAGCAAACGGCGGATAACCAACTCTGGTTTGGCCTACTGTCCAAAGAGCCGTTGATTGTGAATAATCCTATCAAACGGCTCAAGCTCTATCAGATGTTGGCGGAGAGTCAAACGACCGGCTGGCGTGAAAAGTTGGATGATCTGCTCCCAGAAGAAGAGATCGCCGCGTTGCCTCCGCCTAGCGCTACGTCGCCCAGGAATCCCGGGGGGAGTCAAGCTATTCTAGATCGGCTCACCCAACGGGCGATTCAAGCGGGCAAGTCTCCCCAGGAAGCCCGTCAAATCGCTCAGATGGCAATGCAGCGCATGACCGCCATGGCCGGAGGTGGAGGAGGCCAGGGGCCCCCTGGACAGCCTCCGATGGCCCCGCAGACGCAAAATGGCAATGGTGTGCCGGCGATGATGGGAAGCGCCTAATGCTCAACCGACTAAAAGCGGCAGTGAAGGCGTTCCGCACGCCCTATGATGACCCCCCGCCTGAGCAGGAGCAGGATTGGCAATCGGGGATGGCCGAGCAGGTCAAACGGGAAGCCCAGAGCTTGGCGCTACTCTCTAAGACAATGCTCCAAGATGCGCGCTATACCCAAATGCGCATGGTCTATCAACGGCTCTTAGAGCAGTCTATTCGGTTGATGATCTGGTACGACGCGCCGTCGGCGCATGCCCAGCCGATTGTGGCATATTTTGAGTCCATGCGGAAATTCCAACTGCAGCTGCGCGCTCTGACGCAGATTGTGGAGATGCCAAAAGAATTTGCTGCGCGAGCGCAGGCCGAGAGTCAGCCCTCTCCCGTAAAACCCGCAGAGGCGTTTGCACCATGAAAGCCGCGCTCATGGCCTGTTGCGTCGGGCTTGTGGTCTGTGCGAGCGGTTGGTTTGCCAGTGAACAGCGGTGTGCGCACAATATCGCGATCTATCGGGATTTTCAGCGTCGGATTGTGGAGTCGATTCCTGTGCGCTACTTGACTCAGGTATCCCTCGGAGAATTTGAATGACCACGCAAGAAGTAGAAGCCTTAGATTATTTCCTCGGATGGCGAAATCTCAGTCCGTCGAAACTTGTTGAACGGCTTAACTTGGCAGGGTTTACCTTCACGTCAGAGGATACACTCCGCACGATTTTGGATGGGGTGGTGACGAAGCATGCTGATCTCACGAAGGCCCCTGAACAGCCGTGATGAGTCGTGACTACGAAGTGCGTCTACAAGGCTACGCCATGGATCGCGCCATCGAGGCCAAGCGACAGGGCGATCTCAAAACCTTTCGCGGGGCTGTGGAGGAGGTGACGCGCGCCGGTCATGCGGTGGGGATTCGCGCGCGCACCTCCAAAGGCTTTCCGCCGCTCGGTGATGAGACGCGACACAAAGCGGACATCTTCCGCGCTTCACCGAAGCGACGCACCAAAACGATGGTGACGGTGTGATGATTGTTCAGGTGGTGTCTGAAGGTGGGGTGCATGGGTTGGCAAATCTTGATCTTTCCAACGCGCGTGTCTGGGGAGGAACCATTATGAGGGTCGATTTGATGAACAAGAAAAAGCCCAAGAAGAAAAACAAACCAACGTATTGATTGATTGCGCCCCTGACTTCGTTGCAACGAAGGAAGGACTCGCGCCCAAGCGGTTTCAAAGACCCGATCCTAGCTAGGGGATCGGGTCTTTTGCTTGGCACACGAATGCACGGGCTGCGGCGAACCGCAGATCGGGATTTGCCCCTCCGCTAATGGGCAAGCAGGCGGCCCGCCTGGAATAGGGCATGGCAAAGGAGTTCAAGAATGGCAGAGATCGTAACCGCACCTGTTGTGACGCCTCCGGCACAGCCTCCGGATGTGAATCCAGAGACGCATGATCCGGTGTCTGGCAAATCGTGGAAGGAATTGGCGCGGGAGCAGGAACGCAAGGCGACCGAACATGCGGCGGAGATCGCGCGCATGCGGAGCCATCCCCCGGCTCAACCTCCACGCGATTCCAACGGCCCCATGCGCACAGTCGAGGACTACGACAAGGATTTGAATGATCGCTTTGTCGAAAATCCTGCTGTGGCGATGCGCACCGCCGTGGGACACGGGATCGATTTCGCCATCCGCTCGATGACGAACGCGCGAAAACTCATCAAAGAGACCTCGCGTGACTTACAGAAGCGGTATAAGGACGACTTTGCCGAATTGCGGGATGAGTTCGAGAGCGCGTTAGATGACGCGCCTCCGGGCGGCCTCTCGAAAGATGGGATTGAGATGGTCTTTCAATCATTACGGGCGAGCTACCTTGAGAAAAAGGTGGAGGAGATCAAGGCCAAAAGTGCTGCGTCTGCTCCGGCGAGTCCGACCATTATCGGCCCCACGTCTCCGAGTGCCGCGCCAGTGACCACCGGTGGTAGCTCGAAGATGACTGAAGACCAGCGTGAAGAAATGGACAATCTGGGGCTGTCGGAAGAAGCCTACCTGCGCACGATTAAGCAGCGTCGAGAGAACGCGAAAAAACAGGGCATCCCAGATCACAAACTTCCCAACACGCTGAAGGAACCGTTGAATCGTAGCAAGGACTAACACCAGGAGTGCCACATGTCATTACGCACGGCGTTTTCACGACCGCTGCGCTACGGACAGGTCAGTGGGCAGTCATGCAATCGCCCATTTGAATGTTCGGCCAGTATCGTGTTTTCCAATGTGAGCGGGCGATTTGTCACGCTGGATTCCAGCGAACAACTCGTCATCGGAGTGGCCGCGACGACCGAGTTAATCGGCGCGGTGGTTCAAGGTGGCGCGTATACCGGCCCCAGCACGGCGGGTCGGATTGAAGTCACGGTCAACATGGCGCTGGATGCGGTCTATCTCCTGCCGATTGCCGTCTCAAGTGTGGCGGCTTCTCGGACGGAAACGCAACTCAAAGACCTCGTGGGCAAGACCTGCGATCTCGCGGTGGCGAGTAGCATTCAGTATGCCGAAGTGGATTTGTCCACACGCGACGTGATCCAGATTGTCGATTACGTGGTGTGGGGAACGGGCATCGGTGACCAGGCGGTCATGGTGCGGTTGGTGCCAAGTAAGATTGGCGCTACGGGTGTGATCTAACGTAACGGGCAGGAGAACCTAGATGGCTCAGACAACACGACAAGACTTGCCCAAAGCGTTTGTGGACAACCGCTACGCTTGGGGGTTTGAAGGGTATGACGAATACCCGCTGATCTTCCCAGAGTATTTCCGTCAGGACTCGACCGATCTCTCGTATGAGCAGTATACGACCGCGGTCGGTCCGGATGACCTGTCAGAAACGGCGGAAGGCTCGGAGATTGACCGCACGGTCGCGGTGGAAGGCTTTACCGTCTACTGCGCCAACAAGAAATTCGCCACCGAATTGCCGGTCACGAATGAAGCGCTTCGAGATAACCGGAAGGTGGAGAACTTTCTGAAGGCGTGGGCGAAAGGGTTAGGCGAAGCCGCGCGTACTCGACAGGAGCGGACGCATGCCGCGCTGTTCAACCAGGGTGGATTTACGGCAGGGCACTCGGTCTTCAACAACAACATTCCGAATGTGTTGGATACCTATACCAATCCGTTGCTCACCTACGACGGCAAACCGTTCTTTGCGGCGTCTGGGAATAACCATGTCGCAAAATACGGGGGCACGTTCTACAACGGGGTGGTGAGTCTTGATCTGGACACCACCGCGTTGCAAACGGTCACCACGCTCCTCTCGGCGACCAACGCATTCAATGAATCCGGTCGAGAGATTCACCTTATGCCAAACATCATCTTGGTCAAGAGCCGCAGCAATAACTGGTTCACGGCCAAGCGGATTGTGGAAAGCATGGGCGAGGTGACGGCGGTACACGCAGGCGTTAAGAACCTCTTCACGGACTATGTCGTGATCGGGAATCCGTATCTCTCTGACGCGGATGCCTGGTTTGTCGGGCAGGCCAAGAAGGGGCTGATTTCCTTGACCCGCATGCCGTTGGAGATTACGTACTACGACGAGCCGAGAGTCTACGGCAAGGTCGTTCAGGGTGTGATTCGTTACGGCTGTGCGGTGGATAACTTCCGCTACTGGGCCGGCGCGAACTTCTCGCAATCGTAACCGAGAGAGGAGATCAGCAGATGAAAAAAGTAGCTCTGATCGGCCTGCTGTCGATGGCGATGGCGGGATGGATGGCTCCGGTGTTTGCGGAGTTGCCGGAAGAAATCATCAAGGTCGAGTGTGTGGCGGGGAACACGGCCACCCTCTCAAGTACAATTGTCGTTAATAGCCGGGTCTATGGGATTTTCTTCACAGACTCGGCAGCGGGTTCCGGTGCAGGATTCGATGCCGCCACGGCAGCGGGCGTCTCAGAGGGTGCCACGTTTACCAGCTCGGGCGGCTTTGCGGATGTGCGCGTGGCAGCCGGGACGGGGGAGACGATTCTTTTTCCATTCCCGAAGAAAATTGTCAACGGGTATGTGACGTGGAACTCGGCCTCGACTGGGAATATCTGCACGTACTACCGGTAAACGCTAGGACATGAACAGGAGCCAGATCAAGGCAGGATGGCGGACGCTCTCGTGCTTTGATCTGGCGCTGTTCGTATGGATCGCGGCCATGCCCGTTGTGCAAGGATCAGGGTGGTCACGGGATCAATGGCAAGCTGTCTGGTTTTGTGCCGGGGCGGTTCTCCTCATGAGTGCCGCGGCGTTCTCGCCCCTTCGCAGGTCTTGTGATCCACGTCCGGCTGCACTGCTTGCGTGTGTGGTCTTGCTGGCTGGATTATGGTGGCATCGTCCCGAGGTGGCTCTTGGACCGGCGCAACGCTACTGGCATCTGATGGTGATGTTGGCGTCCGGCCTCTACCTCTCATGTGGGGCGCTCCTGATCTGGTTGGTGGCATCCTGGGGGTCTTCCGTGTGGGTGCCGCGACTCGTGGCGGGGCTGGCGTGTCTGAGTGTCGCATGGGGAGGCCAGGGGATGTTACTGACGCCAAGCCAATCCGCGCTGTTGGTGGCGCTGGGCATTCCACTAGCCCTGTCCTGCTGGCCTTTGTGGGCGGCGATTCCCATGACGCTTGGGATGACGTGGCGACTGTGGACGCTCGGATCATGGACGGCGATCTGTGCGATGATTATTGGGGCCCTCGTGATGTGCTGGGTCGCCGGACATCGTCGATGGGCGGGAGCGATAGGGATGTTTTTGGCGGGACTCGTACTGGTTAATCGCCATGTACTGCTCGCCCACTTCTCCGTGCGGTTGGAAACCTGGCCGTTAACGTGGAAGGAATGGGTCTCTTCCTTCTGGATCGGGCATGGGCCAGAGACGGGTGTGCTCTCGCCAATGGTGCAGACCTCGTGGGGATTTGCCTACCGTCATCAAGACGTGCTTTCGGCCTTGCGGGACTACGGCGTGTTCATGCTGATTCCCTTGGCCTGGGGCAGCGCCGTTTTGTGGCGTGGCGCATCCTCGTTTCAACGCGGCATCCTCGCAATCATAGGATTAGTGATGAGTGTTCAGACACAGGCGGCGTTTCCACGCATGATGGCATTTGTGTGTGTGGTGCTGGGTTGGTGTCTGATGCGAAAGACTGCCGATGCGTGATGATGTTCCGGCCCTCGGAAATTGCATGAAATGCAATACGCCAGGCAAATTGTATGAATACCGCTCCAACTGGTGGATTTGCCGCGGCAATGCCTGTTGGAATGAGGAAGTCGAGCGGGATCGCAATGTCCCGCAACTTCAACGCCAGGCTGTTGAAGACTATCGCCAGCTCGTCGCATCCACGAGAGGCTAACCATGAGGAGCACGAAGAAAATGGGATTGTTTGAGAAAAAAGAGTCGACCGAGTCCAGAGAGTTGCCCACGATCTCGCCAGAACCCTCCGTGCCGTTGCCTGCGGCGCATAGTGTCGTCACGAATACGGTAAAAGACCCATTGGAGGAACGTACAGATCGCAAGGAGTCGAGCGCGAAGGATTGGGCGGACTCGAAGGGCTATTTCTCGACTGATCTCATTGCTGACGTGCGGAGCTTGACGGCGAAAGGCCATCAGCCGACGCATGTCGAAGGGGCAAAGATGGATCGTCCGCATAAGCTCTTTGTGTATGCGTTGTCACCTGATGAGGCAAGGAGTCTATTGAATGGCTAATGCCTTGACTGCGAATCCCATCATCATTGATACCGCAGGGGCGACCTCTGAGATTTTGACGCCGCTTCGGTTGGATTTTATCATCGTGACTCCCTCTTCAGGCGGATGGGTGGTGCTTTTGCATAAAGAGGCTGCGGGCACGAATATCGTCTTGAGCGTGGTCGGCTCTACCGCAGATAGCGTGCTTTTCCCGTTTCCTGAGCATTTCATTACGACGCTCTATGCGACGACGCTGACGAGTATTACCGCCGTGCATATTTTTCGTCGATGATTCAACGAGAGAAGTTGACGGTGACGGTATCTGGGGGTGTGGGTAGCGCGAATACCAAAGATTTGCGCGGCCTCTGCGGATTGATCGTCGTCGTGCCAGTGACTGCAACCACGTCGTATGATTTAAAATTGACGGATGAGTTGAGCGTGGATGTCTATGAACGGAAAGGTAATGTCGGCACGCTGCGTGATGCCACGCTCTTTCCGCTCAAAGGGATTTATACCGTCACGCTCTCGAATGTCTCAGCAAACGAGAACCATATTATGTCGTTCTACGTAGAGGAAAGTCCCTAATGTGGGCGAGCATTCAGCGGCGTTTGGACGGATTGTTTGCGAAGCAAATTGCTGAGGCCGAGCGTCGTCACGAGGCTGTCTTACAGAAGATGGAGTCTGACTTTCGCGTCCGTCGAGATGAGCGACAACGCGCGTTGCAACAATCCCAAGATCAACTAGCGTCCGATCAGCAGCACGCCGTCGATGACGCGCAACGATTTCTTGCTTCCCATGAGGAGCACATGCGTCGATTGGAGGCGGACTCGATGGCGCAGATGGAGCAGGCGAAACAACAGTTGGCCGATCAACACGCCCTTCTGCAAAAGCAAACTGATGCGGCGCTGACCCTCACTCAGCAGACGATTGAGACCTATGAGACAGATGTGAAGACTGCCTTCACGCGATCCCGTCAGCAGATGGCCAACGAGCAGGCTGACTGTGATGCGATGGCCCAGCGTGTCCAAGATCGTAAGCTCGCGCTTGCACAAGAATCTGATGCCTTGCGAGAGCAGTTGCGCGTATTGGAAGCCAAATCCTCGCCGTCCGGTGTCTGGGTGGAAGCGCTTCGGCAAGGGTTTTCGATGGCGTGGGATTTGCAGCGCGAGTTTATGGCGCAATCTTATCAGCGAGGCTATCAAACAGGTGTCGATGATACCCATGAGAAAATGAACGCAATCCACACGCAGCGCATGCAAGACTTAATTCGTCAAAATGGACACGGCATGACGGAGTTACGATTGCGGGTGATTCGTTCTGAACTCAACGTGAAATATCTTGTCGCTGAGCGGACGCGGAACCAATCGCAGACGCCGATCCTGAAAGCCCAACTTGAGATGTTGGATGAACTCTTACAGGAGAAC